TTTCACTTCATCTTCTTCCTGCCATTCTAAAGTATCACTATTTATGATTACTTCTTCCATTTTAAATTCAGCTTCTAAAGTATCTGAGGCATTATTTGCGAATCCTATATATAAAAAACCATCTCTAAAATAGCTGAATAAACCATATTCACTTTTTAATTTATCCAATACCATTGCTGGAGTTGCTCTAGTTACTCTAAACGCCCCTAAATCAATATCATCAATGATTTTATAAGGTATTGTTGGAATGATAGCATCTAATAAACCGCTTAGTTTAGTTGTTTGAGCTTTGCCACCGCCTTTAGGAAACGTAACATTAAACTGCTTCAATCTATACATTTCATCCTCACACTCTAATACAGTTGGCAATCCGCTTCCTATATTCCTTATGAATCCATTAAACACACTTTCTAAATTAGGCTCATAACCTATCTTAACCTCAATCCTATCGCCACGTTTAAAAATAGCATCATTACCAACGAATAAGTTTTTACCTTCAAACTGCAAAGCTCTTGGAATAGTTATACTGCAAGTATCTGTTAAGTCCTCATAGCTTGAGTTAATCTCAATTTTGTTTACGAAGTCAAAACTAATAACTCTACTGCTATTAGCTGCTCTTACTATTATCTCACAATTACACTTTAGCATTAGAAGTATCTTGCATTAGAACCACCTCTAGAACTTAATTCAATTGGCGAATCAGATAACATATTTATATCAATATCAATTATATTCCGTGTCCCCTCTCTTTGAGATAGTGAGTAGCTTTCAATTACTACTGAGCTAATTAACCACTCATTTAAGAAGTTGCAACTAACTGGAATTGCTAATGGTGCTTTTAAATAAGCTACTAAAGCATTCATCTCAGTTATAATAGGTCTTTGATTTGCCACATCACCTGCAATAACTCCTTTTAGATTTATAACATAGTCACCTTCACTCATAAACTCTTTAACAGTTCCATCTTGCCCTGCAATAGCTGTCTTAACTATGTTTTTAGTTTGATTAACTGTAATTAGAGCTGTTTTAAATATGTAAGGTGCATCTAATACTACTTCACCACCGCCAAAATCTTTAGAAGCCGTATAAGTTAGTTTTGTAGCTGGGTTGCAATCAAAAGCAAATGTATCAAACATTGGCTGTCCGAACTTATTAGCTATTGACAAATTACCTTCAAAGTCTGTTTGCTCTTTGCTTATCTCAGCAGCATTAACTCTATAAAATTTAGGTTTTAATAATGCTAATCCTGCACCTGCTAAAATCAATTCAGCTTGTCCCTTTGGATTTGGTGCTTTTGGTAATAAATAGTTTTTACTTGCCATTATGAAGTAGCCATTAAATTAATATCGTTAACAGATTCAAGTAATGCTTTTGCAACCATTTCTTTCACTCTTGTTGTTCCTTCTTGTATGTTTGTAGTGCTTAAATTAAATTGCTCAATTAACTTGTCAATATTGATAGTTAATGATTGTGGACGTTTTCCGCTTACTTCAGAGCCTGAGCCTAAAGTTTGTTTTGCTGTATTATTTACTACATTTCCGTTTTCATCTACACTTAGATTTTTATTTGCTTTCATATCAAATAATTTCATCGCCTCCAAGTTAGATTTTCTTATATCTTGTAATATCGCAACCCTTCTATTTTTTTCTATTGCAGACATTGTACTGTCAGCAAATATGTTTTTTATTATTTTAGATAACCTAAGGTTGTTTTCAGCTGCACTTAATTTATCTTTAGACGTATCGCCTAAATTAGCTTTCATGCTTCCTGCATATTGTTGCATTTCAGCATAACCACCACTTGTAGGCTTCATACCAACAGCTCCAGCTAGTTTACCCAATGTGCCTGTAATGTATTTTTCAAAAAAACTATACTGTGAACTTTCAGTACCTTTAAAAGCCCTATCTAGTAAATTCATGGCATCTATACCATCATTTATTGAGTTAATTAATGAGTTAGCCCAATTTAATGTACTTGCTATTATGCCTTCTTGAGATTGACCTATTTTAACTTTAAGTTGCTCCCATCCATCGCCTAAGTTTGATAACTGACCGCCAACTGTTTTTGATTGGTCTGCCATTAAGTTAAAGAACTGACCACCTTCTTTAGTCATATCTTTAAAAGCACCTTCAATATCTTTAAAGCCTATTTTACCAGCTGAAACCATATTGTTGATTTCATTTGTGGTTACCTTTAATCGTTTTGCTAATGTTTCATAAATCGGAATACCACGACCAGCAAACTGTCTTAAATCCATTAATGTAACACGACCTGATGTTTTTAATGTACCATATAAATAAGCTATATCGCCTAATGGCGCACCAATACCAGCAGATACATCGCCTAGTCGTTTCATCGTTTCAACAAGTTCACCTGCTTTAAAACCATAAGCTAACAACTGCTTACTAGCATCTTGAACTTCTGTTAATTGAAATGGTGTTGTCTTAGCTAAATTTATTAATTGTTGCTCTAACGCTTTAGCAGCACCTTCATTACCATAGAGCATTGTTTTAATACTAGCGTGAAATTTTTGAGCATTATCTAAAGCGTCAAAAACAGATTTAGCAAATGATAAAGCTCCTGCCCCTGCAATAGCCCATCCAACTTTAGCAGCAGAACTCATTTCAGTAAACCTATTTTTTATCTTGCTCATTGTTGTGTCTAAGTTTTTAACCTTAGTCATAGCACCTTGCATAGTCTTACTAAATTGGTCTTTTAGCCTTAGTATATATTCTAAATTATTCGCCATCTACTTTTCTTATTCGTGTTCCGTTATATTCTAAACAATAATCCATTTCAGCAACTCTCTTACACCATTCATCATCACTTAGTTTGTCAGGATTTTCTCTATAAAAAAAACGGATAAGTGCGTTATTTCTTGCTATCTCATCCGTTTCTATTTGCTTTTTATACTTTTCTAATTTTTTTTTAAAATAGCTTTTTGTACTGTTAGTAATTCAACAACTCCCATTCCTGCACTCTCAATTGCATCATCGTTGTTTAATACTAAATTCAAATCATCCCCACCTACATACAATGCCTTTAAACAGGCTTCAACTGCTCTATCGTATTTATCTTGAGAAACCAACTTATTAACCATTGAACGAGTTGATTTGTCTGGTTTTTTAAGAAAGAGAGTAGCTGTTTTAGTTTCATCATCTGTATCTAAAAATACAACTAACTCTCTTACTTTACTGTGTGTTTGTTTTAATTTTTCTAATTCTAATTTTAATTCAATTTCTGTTTTCATAAGCAATATTTTTTATTGCAAATATAACAAAAATTTACGCATATTTTATGTGAGAAATAATTAAATCTAATTCTACAGGAATAGAAGTGTCACCACTATTTACTGCACGTTTGTTGTTCATAAAACGCACATTTTTTAATGTATGTTTACGAACTTCATTCGCGGGGTCTAAATAAACTACGACAATGTCAAACTCAGGAATATCTTGTATTCTACCTTGCGGAGCTACAGTTTGGATATTCTCTAACTCTTCCATTAATAGAGTTATTTTAGCAGTAGGCTCAACTCTTCCATATCCACGGGATACAGGAAATCTACCTGCTCCGTAAATATTCTCCATTGATTGTCTTTCTTCGTATTCAATGCTAGTAATTCCAACAACTGGAACTCCTAAAACATTTACTACTATATCTGCCCATTCGTAGGACTTTCCGTTAATTAACGGTACTATTGGATATGCCATGTCTTATTATAAATTTAAAGTGAAACCAATGTTTACAGTAATTGTATCAGCTACTCCTACAGGCACTAACTTAACCGCAATAGTTAACTCATTATCAGAAAGCACATCTTGACTCGGGTCAATGATTACTTGAAAAGCTGATAATTCTGCATCTCTCTGCATTACTTCTAATGAACGTGCGCAAAGTGATTCGTAGAAACCAATTACATCTTCAGTTAATGTACCATCTGCATTTACTTGAACAGGACTAGCTAATTGTGGCAATAATGCAGCTCTTAAACCTCTTATCGCTTTGTCAATAGTTCTATTTGAATAAATGTAAGTGTAATCGCTTGTTAATGCAATAGCTGTGTGAGGTCTGTTAAACCAACTACCTACTAAGCCTATGTATTTCTTAGCATAGATGTAACCTAATGTGTCAATGTTTGCAATTAACCCATCGGATAAATCAATATAGAAATCACCATTAACAAATGCTAAAGTATCTAATTCATCGGAAGCTAAATTAAATTTGCTTACCCATGCGATACTTTCGTTTACTTTCGCTAAGGCTACAGCACCTAAACAAGTGCCTAACACGCCAATACTTTTTGTTGTAGCTCTCCAAAGTTGGTAACCAACGTTAGCACCATCTTGACCAATTGTTACCGATACATTTTTAGCACTTAAAGCTTTTAAATTTGATAGCGTTGATAAATCACTTACTGCACTAAAGTCAGCTTGGTAAATAACCTGTAATGGCTTATGTAACGCTTCTAATGCTGTTACTACGGCTTGGATAGCAGTTACTTGAGATGTTGCAAATGCTGTTGATTTTTGGTAAATACCTAGTTGTTTAATTTCGCCTAAAGCGAAGTTTTGTAACTCAGTAATTTTAGCCCATGTACCTACATCTGCTAAAGCCTGTACAGATACATATAATTTTCCTTTTGGCTGTATTCTAAAGAACTCAGATACATGATAGTGTAAAATATCAATGTCAGATGCTACACCACTAGCAAATGATACATTTGTAGCTGTTGCAGTACCTACAATAGTTAAGCTGAAAGTCCATGTATTAGCACCTGCACCTGAGCCACTTGGAGCTGTTACAGTAACAACCGCTGAAGCATTTGAAGCTGTAAAGCCATGTGTTGAAGTACCTGCATTAATAGCTGTTACTATTGCAGCAGCTACAGTTGTAGTACTAGGAGTACTTGGTACAGTTGCAGTTCCTAAAGTTACAGTTGCTATATCAGTAACAACGTCTACTTTAATAGTATCGTTTTGCGCTCCTGCTCCTGTAACTGTAATAGTACCTGTTGCTTTTGTTTCACCTACATGACTATCTAAAATGCCTAAATCTTCAGCTTCTTCAACTGAAAAAATACTTTTGATGCGG